TGGAGGGAATTGAGTAGAGCTTTGTTTCTCTACAAATCCCATATCTACATCTATTTGGTTTTTAACCACATCTTTTGCAGCATTTGTTGCAACATCTTGACCACCTTTAAAAGTAAAGGTAGGAGGACTTTCTAGTGTATTCATTAAAATCATCTGATCATCTCTCAATTCAGGATCAGTTTTTTTTAATTCATCAAAATCTTCTTGTGATAATACAATTTGATAACCTTCATTTAAAGCTAATATATTAGCAACAGCTTCGTTGTCATAAGTAACTGTGTTAGAAGTATTTTCTTTATACGTATCCCATAATTTTTTTAAATCATCATTACTATTTATAGCAGATAAAGATTCTTTAGTTAAAACACTACGGCCTGATACACCGTCAACAGTTGTTTTTAACCCCATACTTGTTATAAACTTACCTAATTCTTTATTTTTTGCCCCTATAATCTTACCAACATCAAAATTAGCTCTGTTAGATTCATATTGCATTTGTTCGTTAATCCTACTATAAGCTATAAACTTACCTGGTTGCGTTTTAAAATCAGGTGTTTTATTAAAATCAGGATTTGGAATCATTTGTCCTGGATTATTAGGATCTTCAATTTCTTTACGAGTATCTGCTCTATAAGTCCAAATGTTACCTGTATCATCAACATAACTTTGTAACCCTTTAGTGTTTGAAAATTGATTAATTGCACTCGTAGCTGCAATCTCTGATGGCGCTGATGTCAAATTAGTTGCTCTTAGTGCTTTTGCTGCAAGATTATCATTCCAAGTTTTATTAGCTTTTCCAGCTTCTTTCATTTGGTTAGATATTTTTGCTTGTCTTTTTTGACCATCAATAGGTGGAATCTTTCCGTTTATTACAAGCTGATTATTGTCATAATTTGCTTGTTTAGCTTTGTTTACCAAATCTAAAACCAAAGCACTATTATCTGACTCTGTATTAAACTCAAAATTCTGTAATTGTTCTTCTACTGATTCATAATCTTTTTGTATTTGATCTTTTGCAGCTTCCCTGTTTGCTATCTCTAGTCCTATAGGCTCAGTAATTTTAGAAATTTCTGCTCCGTAATCTACATCTGCTTCATATTCTGTTCTCCTTTGATATAGTTTAGGATCAACCGCTTGTCTTCTATTTGCTTCAGCCATAATTAATATTTTGGTAAATAGTCTTTATAGTCACCACCTTTTTGTGAAGCTAGTGCTTTTGCATCCATTAATTCTTGTAAAGTTACTTTTAAACTAGCAGCTTCCGCTTGTGCGGTAATCGGTGCTGGAGCTGGAGGAGGAGTTACCAAATTTGGATCAGGTGTTACATCTCCGTCAGGAAATAAAGGAACTAATGGCGCTAATGCACCTGGTATTTTTCCTACTGATGAAAACCCTTGGCTTATGTTTGCGTTTCTCGCTTTGTTTGCATTAATTGCTAATTCATTTTGCATGCCAGCTTCGCCAACATCCATACCTATAAGTTGCTGGTCTATGTCAGCTCTGGAGTTTGCTTTCATGGTCTCATTATCATATATAGCGTCAGCTTTAGCAATCCTAGTGCTTTCTGCCGCATCAACACCTAAAGCACCAACTCTACCTACACCTGCTGCTAAATTCCTTGGATCTCCTTCTGATAATCCTGCAATCAAATCTGTTTGTTGTTGCGTGGTTTGTTCCATTTGTCTATCATAAACATCCAAAGGGACATTGAGTGCAGCGTATTGATCTTTGGTAGCTTGATCTCTAGCTTTTTTCATTAATACATCAGACTGTGCTGCTGCCGTATCCGCTACTCTTCTTTGCTTTGCTGCTTGACTAAAAGATACTCCAGCTCCAGCTATTGCTGTTGCTGCCCCTACTCCTGCTGCAATTGTTGTTGCTCCTATTGCTGCTCCTGTTGCTGCTGTTGCTGTTATTACTGCCATATTATAATTTTTTTATCATTTCACTATAGTCTTTATCACCATTTACATATCCTAAATCCTTATAAATAGAAACTAAACTCTTGCTTTTTAATAATGCGTAAGAGAACTTACATCCTCCTTGCGTTAAAGCTTCTGTTAAAATTGACACTAAAAACTTTAATGCCTCTTTTCTTTTTACTTTATCTTTATAATTAAAATTCGAAACTATCCAATCGCACCATCCTACTTTTGAATTTGTAAAATAAATATATCCTGCACATACGGGAATTTCTCCATCAAAAACAATATAACCTCCTTTACCATTATCTGGTAAAAAATCTTTTGGTGGTGGTGTCCATCTCCAGTCTTTCCACCAACCAACTAACACATCGTTATAGTCGTTCTGATTTAAATCCCTTATATTAAATTTCATTATCCACAAAGATAAGAATTTCTATGGATAACTTTTCATGACATCACTTCCTACTGAAAATAATTCTACAGCTGCTGTACTGCCATTTGTAAGAGTAAACTCCATGTAATATCCACGAGCTCCTTGAGACTCGGCAACACTATCTTTGTAAGATAAGATAAAATCGCCTGCTTGTGGTTGGTATGCTCCTACAGCAGACGCATCTACGGTAATAGAACTTGATGTTAAACTTGTTATATCACCAACTTTTTCTGGTGGGTCAGTCTTAGCATAAATACTGTCACCTATACTTAATATACTTCCTATGGGATTTGCAAAGTTAATTACTTTTGCAGCTGGTGTTCCTGTAATATTATTACTAGTAGCTAAACCATTAGCAGACCTTAAATTCCAATCTACAGCTCCACTATTACTTCTAATATAACTAAACCATTCACCTTCTTTTTGTTCAAAATATGTACTTAACATTGATCCCGAACTTAAGTCGGTTATTAATTGAGTTACATTCCAGCTAGCGTTACTTTCTAAAGACATTGTTTTAAAAAGTTTTATGGATAAAGTGGGCTCAGGATTAAATACACTTTGTATTGTTGAGATACCTTGCACACCATAATAATTATTTCTAACCTCGTTTGTGTTATGTCTAAATAAGTTGCCGTTTTTAAAAGAATAAAAGAAACTATTCATTCCTATCATGTAATCAGGAAAGTAAGTATAGAAAGACGGCCAGCCTTTTGCTCCAGTACTATACGATAATGTTTGTAAAGTTTCTACTGCCATATTTTTTTATTTTAACAATCCGTTGGATATCCAAAGTCTACTACACCATTTGTTATTGATATATAAGACCTATTGTCTACTCCTGTATTATTGTCTAAGTTATAATATCCTGATAATAAAAGTGTTGATCCACCAGAGTCTGAATAACAACTATCCCCAGTTGCTGGTGGTGTGCCTGCTGAACCTCCACCGTCATGATAATAAGTTTCAGTTAAACCAGGGTTAGATCCGTTGAAAGGACAAGCTTGGTTAAACACTCCTTTAACAGATGAACTATAAGAGGTTAATGATGATGGACAAGATGTTACTGATGAAACGACACCGCTTCCTCCAGTAATTTGCATATACGTTCCGTTTCCTGATGTAGATATTTTATAATATCCATTACCTAATACTGTTGATTTACAAGCATTGCTATAACAAACGTTTGATGCAACCGGAGCTGAACCAGCTCCATTGTGATAATAAGTTTGACCTATACTAGCAGCGCACGCAAGTGTAGATGTAGTTTGTATAGATGATGAGCTAAACGATGTGCCTAGTGAAAATGCGCCTACACTAGCAACAACTCCAGAACCTCCAGTAATTTGAGCGTACGTTCCTTGAGAACTTCCAGCCCCTATATTGATTTGTCCACCCATTCCAGAATGGTATTGGCAATAATAATATAATGTATCTGGTGCGTTTGCAGGCACTACAAATGTTGATATTAAAGTTGAACCAGCTGTACCGCCATTATCTGACCATCCGCTTGTGTACTGAACACCACCACCATGAGTACCATTATTAGTTGTTGATAGCCTAAATGGATGGTTAGTGTTTGTAGATGCTGTTTGATTAAAAGTGTAAGTATATCCTTTTGACAATACAAAAGTTGTTTGTAATACTCCGTTAATATAATATTTATTTCCTGCTCCTACATTAGCAACAGTTATAGTATAGTTTTGACTTAAAGGTGCAACCTTATAATATCCATTAGTTAATACTGTTGTTCCTGAATCTGAATAACAAATATTTGTTGCTAACGGGGTGCTTCCTGAGCCTGCATGGTAATAAGTTTGATTTGCTGTAGCTCCACAAGCAGCAACTAAAGTAGACTCTACGCTTGATGAACTGTAAGATATTACTGATGCAGGGCAAGTTGTAATTCCTGATACAACTCCAGAACCTCCAGTAATTTGCATATACGTTCCGTTTCCTGCAGTGGATATTTTATAAAATCCGTTACCCAATACTGTTTGACCAGCATCCGAATAACAAACATTTGTTGCTACTGGCGTGCTACCAGAACCTGTATGATAATACGTTTGACTTAGACTAGCTGCACACGCAAGAGTAGAAGTAGACTGTATAGATGATGATGAAAATGTAGTACACTCGCAAGTATAAACTGTAGACCCTAAGTTTCCTCCAGAAAGTTGCCTAAATGAAACTCCACTTTGATACCATCCGTTGCTGGCCACAGTCGTAAGACCTTCATCTGTAAATAGATTTGTAGTGGTAGCAAACGATGATGTATCCAAAAAATACGTTCCTTGCGTTGGCATTATATTATTTTAATCTTTTTTATGATACTAACAATCTTCCAATCCAGCTATATACCCGTTACTTCCTGTTATTCTAATATAACTATCACTTGCCGCTGCTGTATTAATTTTGTAATAAGCATTGGATAATGGTGTTGTTCCTCCTGAATTAGTAAACACTAAGTCTCCGACCACTGGTAATGATGCCGAACCGTTATGATAATATGTAGTTGCCATTGTTGCCACTGAACAAACTGAGTTAAAGTTAGAAGCGGTTGAACCAACAAATGATGTTAATGCAGCACATCCAGTACAACATAACTCATCAACACTTACTGAACTATAACATAACGAAATACTTGTAGCACAAGCAACACAATTTGTTGTTGTTCCTGTTAAAGTTCCATCACCTCCACTTGCTTGTTTCTGTACTACCGTACCACCTAAGCCAGCGTCAAAAGAATAAAATCCATTACCTGCTGCTGTTGATCCGTCAGAATTAGTATATAATTTTGTTGAAGCAGCGAAAGTTGTCTGGTTCATATAATAAGTAGCTGAAGCACCTGTACAACAAGCTGCTTTTGCTGTTGCTCCAAATGATAATCCAATTGCTGGATAACATGTAGCACATGCAGTTGATGCATCAAATTGAGCGTTCGAAACTTTATCTCTACTATTACCGCTAAAAGAATATTGTTGGTTAGCTGCTTGGGTGCTCATTAATGGGCTAGTCCAAACACTAGTTGCTGTTGCAAAAGCTGCAGTATCTAAATAAAAAGTAGCAGTTGTTCCAGAACAGCAAGCTGCAAAAGCTGTAGCTCCATATCCTAACACAAATGCTGTTCCACAGGTAGTACAACTAGCTGAAGTACCTAAAGCACCAACAGCTCCTGTTACTTCTCTGTAAACACTTCCGCTTTTATACCATCCTGCAGGTGCTGCAGTGGATAAATCAGAATTAGTAAATATATTTGTAGCAGTATTTGCATCGCCTGAAGCCCAGACTGTGTCATTTAGAAAATAAGTTCCAGTTGTTGCCATTCTAATGTATTAGTTTTGGTAAATTTACGAAAAAAAAATATAATAATACTAAGGTATATTAAAGAGGTTAACACGATTCTAAAAGCCCAACAAACCCTGTGCTGTTTGTAGTTCTAAAAAAAGTGCTAGTTCCCGTATCATTTGTATGGTAATAGGCATTAGGTAAAGGTATTAGCCCGTCTGAATCTGTATAAACTAAATCACCTGTCGAAGGGATAGTTCCTGATCCATTATGGTAATATGTTTGAGTAAAGTTATTGTCACTACAAGTTCCGCTAAAATTACCTGCAACCGTAGATGTAAAAGATGTCAGAGTAGTTGAGCATCCAGGACAACATACATCGTCAGCTGAGTCAGCATCATAACATAAATCTGTAGCTGTGCCACATGCAGGACATATAACGGCATTTTCTAAACGACCAGATACTTGTCTTCTGGAAACTGCTCCTAATGTATAATATCCATCTGGAGCTAGCGTGTCTAAAGTTGAATCCGTAAACAATGATCTTGCTAAAGCAAAACTTAATCCATCAAAATAATATATTCCTCTTGTTGCCATAATTTATTTAACAATTTTGTATTCCATTTGCGTCAATTGCCCCTAAGTTATCAGTAGTAAAATATGTATTTGGAGCTATACTATATGCAAAAACTTCGTTAGGAGCTAAAGTTCCTGCTTGATCACTATATATTAAAGTCCCTGCTCCGTTTGAAGGGCCAGTACCAAAAGTTGTATAATATACCATTGTTAATAAATGCGTGTACCTACAAGCTGCAGTTGGAGATGGTTGCAATTCAGTATTAAAAGGATAGTATACCAATGCTTGACAAATTCCAACACTACTAACTTGACCAAGGCCTCCTGCTATAACTAAATATTGCGTGGATGTTATCCTATAAAGTCCGTTTGCTAAAGGTGTAATACCTGGATCAGAATAACAATAATTAGTTGCAACTGGTAATACTCCAGCTCCATTAAAATAATATTTCTGATCAATATCTAAAGTACATACAACAGTATTCTGTAATTCTTTTATACTTGAGTCAAAAGTTCGTGTTGTACAAAAACCTATTTGAGTTACAATTCCAGCCGTATTAACACTAATCCATTGATCATTTCCTCCAATTTTATAAAACCCACCATTTAGAGTAGATCCTGATGAGCATGAAGGAGTAGAATAAACAGTATCACCTATTATTGGTAAAGGGTTTAACCCATCGTGATAATATGTTTGTCCAGTTGGTTGAACACAAGCTACACTGCTAGATTGTTGTACAGTTGATGAACTATATGGAGTACAAAAATTACCGCAATCACAACATGACTCACTAAAAGAAGTAGCATCATAACATAATGAAGCGGAGTTTATAGTTCTATAATCATATATTAAATATAAATATGAATTAGTATCAGGTAAACTCATAGAGTTTACAGTTGTTTGATAAATTCCAGGACTTGGGTTTGTTACAGCTGTATTAACTATTTTAGTTGCAGCCGTTAATAAATTAGATATACCCTGGCTAGTATTAGGATAAAGCACACTAGATGATAACCATCTAAAATTATCACTATTTATAACCCAATCATAATCATCAAAACCAATTTTATTAGATCTTATTGTTACGTTTGCTCCATTATACGGAAACACACCTAAAGATCGTATACCTTCAGACAGATTATATTGAGAAGCAATCTCAGGATCTGAAGCAAAAGTCATTCTATTTGATTCAGTAGGACTTGTTATTAAAGCGTCTTTCCAACTAAATTCATTAGTAATAAATTGACCGGTATTTTCATCAGAATTTAATCCAACTTGAAAAATTATTAATTCTTTTTCAGCTGGGCATTTAGCCGTTAATGTATAAGATACTGGTGCGGCTACAGGCGTTACTGTTACCGTTAGTGAATCTGGGAATCTTTTTGTTTTATTAAAATTAATTGATCCTGAAGATGTTGTATTATAAACTGAAGCCACTATTGCACCATCCCATTCTGCGACAATAGTTAAAGTTCCAGTTCCTACAGTATAATCTATAACTACATTTCCTATAACCTCACCTAACCCTACAGTGTAGGATCGAACTGTGCTTGTATCGTTTATTGCTTGAGTAGTACCACATGGTATAACAATAGGAGATAATGGAATTGAAGTTCCGTTAGTTCCTAAGACATATTCATCCATATAAGGATCATATCCTCCTAATTTTTGCGTATTTAACTGTACATTAAATTGATCTCTAAACCAAGATCTCATTCCTGTATCTGAAATAACCTCTAATTCATCAGTTTTTCTAGAACTCCCGCTTAACTTAAGAACTGAAGCTCTTTTGGTATCAGTAAAATACATGTCAAACCCCCATGAAGTAAAACTCTCAGGATTAAAACTAATTCCATACTCTTCTATTCTAGCAATTTGTGTTCCTAATATTTCAGGCACTGAAGCTATAGCGCCACCACCAGTAGAATCACTTATTAAATTTTTAGAAGCTAATACATAAGATATTTTGTCTTCTTGCAAAACAAGAATATCAGTCTCTCTTGCGTGAAGAATCATTACAGGGCCAAAACTTGTTTCTAAATCTTTAAAATTAACTAAGCCTAAATTAAACTCATTTAAATTATTGACATTTGAAGAGCTACTAAATACTCCGCTATAAGTTATGCCAGCAAATCTATCTGCAGATTTAAAATCTTGTGTAGATACAGCTAACGTTCTTTCACCTAAATTAAAACTTTTTCCAATTAAAGAATCGTTTATTTTATAACTCTCAACACCATTTCCAAAAGTATAACAATTAGCAAAAGGTATTGTTACTATAGCGTTTCTATTAGCGGTTTGAGATTGATCACCTTCTCTATTACCACCCATATGAAATCCGTTAGTAACATTATAAGCTTCTGAAGCGTCAAAATATAAATCAGAACTTGCGTCTAAAGGTTCTGTTTCCCACACTATTAAATTGTTAGCTCTAGTTACTACTATTTCAGCGTTTATATTAGAGGTTGAACCACTATAACCGCAACCTCTTACTCCACTTCTACATGTTAAGTATAATGGTGAAGCTGCATCCCCAGGATTTGCTTGCCAAAATTGAAAATTAGGTTCAAAAGGCGTGCAAATAATAGAATTTTCATTAGAAGCTAGTGTTGATGTAAAATAGGCTTGATTCATTCGATCATCTACATTCTCTATTAGCTCTCCTACACCAGGATCAATATCATCACCTTTAAACCATTGATACAAGTCGGTATAATCTGCACTAGCTACATAAGTTCTTTCCCACAACCATTCAATACCAGCACAACTATTTCTATTAACTCTACGAATAAACCATCTCATATAGATTTGACTACCAGCTGGTATTGTATAGTTATTAGTTGTTGAGTCATCATTAGTGTAAAAACATGGATAACTTACTTTAGCCTTACACTTGCTTCCAGAATTATCTCTATAATTAAAATCACCTAAATCAATAACTGCGTTGTCATCTATAGCAATTGAAAAGTTTGAGGGCTTCATTTGCATATACAAACCAGCTAATTGATTAGATTCTGCCCCTAACCCAGCTGCAGTTGCTAAAAAATCTACAGCTTCAGCTTCTACAGCTAAAACCTCGGATTTTACTAACCTCTCTAGAGGCCCAGACGCATCTCTTTTGACAATTAACACATCACCTGCTTTTGGTATATTTTTATTTTGCCCTTCTAACTTAAAGTACACAACTCTGTTAGCGGTAGATTGATAATAAAAATTAGAATATAAAGTTTCGTAATTTCCGCCACTTGATTTTGTGACAAATTTATATTTAGTAGCCCAAGAAGGCGGTAAGTTTTCTATATTTACTTTTATTTTATTTTGATTTACACTATTTAGTGTAGGAACGAATATTGTGTTGTTTTCAGAGACCAACACTGTTGAAGCTCTTGCGTTATTATCCATGTATACAATACCAGTATCATAATCCCTGTTACTATGTAATGAAGACGTATCTTTTTGAGATGTAAAATTCCCAGTACCTTGTGTTATTCTAAAGTATTCATATACTTCAGTAGCTCCCGACAAGAATTTCATTGCTAAAATTTGTAATGAAAATGTATTTCCAGAGCTAGTTAATTTAAACCCTTGTTGAGTTTGTGAATTAATACTACTGTTGGATTTACCAAAAGAACAATTAGTTGGTGCAATTAATTCAGAGTTAAAAAAGTCGGTTAAAGAAGATCCTAAAGCTGCATTTGCAATAACTTCAAAATTAACACCTATTAAAGTTCCTATTCTATTTGCAAAAGCCTCACTATTAACCATATTAGAAACTGAAGAATAATCTTGATCTAATGGAAAAGAAAAGTTTAATAAAAATGCAGGATTTTCAAATGAAGCATCATAACAAGCATCGCCTACACTTCCGTTTAAAGTATCATGTTCAATGTTTAAAGTAAAATTAAAACTAGACCCTCTTTTTAACAACAATACTTGACCCGATAAGTCAAACGTAACCTTAGAATTAGGTATCGTAGTGGCAGTAGCTGGATTTATTGAATACGCTATGCCTTCTGATAATGTTGCATCAGGTAAATCTTCAAATAAAATATCATTAACTAAATGACTAGTTGTATAGTTTATAGGAATTGAAATATTGTTTGAATTTGTAATATTGTATCCATCTTTATAATTAGCATACATTAAACGATTACCCATTATCGTTTGAGCTTTTGCTGTTTTAGGTACGTTATCATACAACCTTAATAATTCATCTGATCCTAAAGAGGTGTATATTTTGCTGTTAGTAAATGTATAATTTTGAGTAGTATTGTCAGCCCACCCATAATCTGATTTATTAAATCTTTCTATTACAAAAATAACATTAGAATCTGTTGGTTTAAATAACAAATCAACTTGTATTACATTTTTACCTCCCGTATTAAAACTGACTTCAGCTGTGTTATACTGGTTTATCATACCAGCATTATTATAATTATTAGTATCAAACCTAAAAGGCCCTGGAGCAAAAGCTGGTTTTGTAAATAAAGACGTTGCACTATATTCTTGATCAACATAGCGATATCTATAAGCAAAAGTTATAAACCTTTCGTCTAAATAATTTTCATCTCCTGGCGCTGAAATTAAATTTATACTTGGCGCTGTTAAATTGTCTAAATTAGTATATCCAGGTGGTTTTAATATCACACTAATATCTTCTTCAATAACACCATCTAAATCTCCTACAGGATCGTTGTAATTAGAATTAACATTTATCTTTCTTGGAGGATTAAAATTATCTGTCCAAAACAATAAATTTTCTATTTTATTAATACCAGTTATTAAATAGTCAACATTAAAATTTAATAAATCTAATGTTGTAACATGATAAACTACTACTTGCGTATTTGTGTTGTATGACACAACCAAGTCCACAATTCCATCAGTTGCAACTGGATTATTAGAATCATGAATAAACCAATAAAGAGTTTCCAAAGAGCCGTCTTCAAACGCTCCCAAACATTTTGCTTGATTAGATAATGCTTGACCACCATACGTTAAAGTTGTTAATTTAGAATTTCCTTTTGAATTTTCTACTGCACCTATTTCTGTAGATTCAGTAGACCCTAATCTAACATTAATTGCATTAATGTATTCGCCTGGAGGAACTAATCGTTCATCCACACTTTTATTCATTCTACCTGCAATAAAATTTGTGTTTACTATTGGCATTTTATTTGATCCATTTATCCTGACCTCTTAAATTCATCAAGAGTCTTCCAGGGTGTATATTACTTAACCTAATTTTTGCATTTCTTAATAAAGAAGATTTGTCTTTTCTAGCTCTATTAACAATATACTCTTGTACATTTAATTTACTATTTAAAATAGAATATCTTATATAGGCGTATATAAATTCTTCAAATAATTTATTCACACTAACATCAGAATCAACTCCATTTTCCATGCCATCAGAAACATATTCTAAAACTATAGAACCCCCGCTTGCGTTAGAACTAAAATTGATAACTCCTCTTTGTTTATCTATATTAAAAGTCGGGTTAACATTGGCTGTTTCAGGATTTAACCCAAAAGCACCACCTACGCCAAAATCAAAAAACCAACATCCATCAACACACCAACCTTCTTGTCCATTATACGGACTTCCTGAATTTAAATAAATACTTTTCTTGTTAGAATTTAATTCAGAAAATTCAGGTTTTAGAACATTCCCGTTTTGATCATAAATTATTTTACCTTGATTATCTTGTAAGTAACTTTCAGCCCATTGTGTCTGTATGTTTTCGCTTAAAGGATATAAAACTCCATTTAAAAATTGAGATATTCTTACCCAATTAACAAAATCTGAAGGTAAAATAAATCTTAAATTTTCATCTAAATCTAATTGCAATATTTTAAGTTCTTTCATTGCATCGTAATTCAATTCTTGAATACCTCTTTTTGCATGAAATAAAATTTGATATCGTTCTATGTTATTAACCAAAGAATGATTCCCTTGATACATTAACATAAAATTATTTACTATTTCATTTAATGAAACGTATTGATAAGATCCCCAATTTTTATCTTCGGGTACTGTTCCTGAATTTGCATAATATGCGTAATCATTTATATATGCCATGTCTTATGTTTGTATTTGGTTATCTTCTACTTCTTCTGTTTTTCCAAACTGATAAACTTGACTTTCTCTAATTTCTATTCCTATGTATTGACAAATCTTAGCTACAATACCCGGTTCATCCGATAATGGTAATTCAAAATCTTGATAATCAGCTTGCCCTTGATCAAACAAAGGTTCGCCAGTGTTTAAAGAAGAGTATGTCCATTTAGGTGGTATAGGATACCTAACGTATTCGGCACTTACACTTCCTTTTGTTGTTAAATTGGCTGGATATACAGTAACAGTATTGCCTAATTGACCAGACGCTGCATTACCAACTATATTACTTGTAGCGCCACCTAATACATACGCTGGGTATCCAATAGAAGGAGCTGTTAAAGGTGAATTATTTAAATAAAATATTTTGTTTTGATTTACTCTTTCAATTTCCACAATATTACTAGGGCTAAAAATAGAATAAGATTCTCCAATAGATGCGGCAAGTGAAAATAAATTATAAGATAAGGTTAATTGAGTTTGACTATCCACGCTTACTACATATGCTGTCCATCCGCTATATTGTGCAGCACCAGAAGCTGAAGTGTTTACTAAATATTGACCAGCTACAACACCTGAAGTTACAAAAGATGCGTTCGCATCAGTCAATGTATTTGCGCCAGCGGCAGTTGTAGTACCAGCATCTATTAGTGTTGGAAAATAATTTAGTTTATTAATAAAATAATAGTCAGAGGGTAAGTTATAAAAATTGTTACCTAATTGATCTAATCCTTTAGTAACTGAAAAACTATCTATTACTTCAACTAGACCTTTTACAATATCAGCATACCCTGTTCCTGAAAGCCTATTATTTTCTTTATTAATCCACGCATTATATTGATAAAAATAATCTTCAAACAAATCCATCTGAGCTTGCTGAGAATATAAATTAAAATCTTGTGGAGAAATATATCCGTAATTATTTTTATTAGCAATAGCTAAAACAGTATTTCTAACCGAGTTAATCATGTCGAATTCTTTTTACAAATATAGACAAAAAAAAAGAGGTTACTTTTTTTGTAACCTCTCTTTTATTTTAATAAGAATTAAATCTTACGATTGTAATGCAGCATCCTTAGTACCTGTAACAATTGTAGCAATTGTTGTTGGTGGATTACCAGTCGCAGCACTTTTAGGGTATGAACTTGCGCTTGGAGTAAAAACTGGCTGTTGCCATGATAATGTCAAAGCAGTTTCAATAGATTCGTTTAAGAAGTCCTTCCAGCTAAAGAGATCGTAAGCATCGCTAGCTAAAGTAATCTTTAAAGACTGAACTGAGTTAAGTAAAACATATTCAGCTTGCGAAGGGCCGTCTGAAATTGCTACTTGAGCAGGGACTGTCCCATGAGTAGAAAGGCCTTTGTAAAAAATATTTATTACAGTTAGGCTTTCTTGTTTAACTTCTAAAATGTCGTTAATAGAAATTAGTTTTAAACCTTGATCAGCTCCAGCTGTAGCAATGTTTAATTTGATAAATTTGTCCATAGTTAATAATTTTAATGGGTTAATGATCTACAAAGATAATCTTTCTAATTATCTTTTTTTAAGCGATCTATTAAGAACTTATATGCCTCTACACCTTTGTCGCTTTGCATGTAAGACGCAACTACATAGTTGGGATCTTCAGCAAAAGGGATTGTTAACATTTTCTTTTTATTACCAGAAAGATTAAAATATACGTCTTTATTTCTATTCTTAAAAGCTAAATAACCTTTGTCAAAAAACTCAGCAACATGGCCCTGTAATTCTAACAACGGATCTTTTACTGTTTCTATAAATTCTTCAGGATTATTTTTTGCATAAATTAATATGTCTCTTTTTAATTCTGGAATAGTTAATGTGTTTGATTGATTTCCCATTAATATTCTGGAAACTGAAATTAATTTTTCAGTAGTTAATTCTTTAGCTAAAATTTGAGAAGTTAGCTCTATATCTAATTGATGTAATTCTATATTAGCATCTTTAGCGTTATCTACTTCTTCAAAAGCAGTTCCGTTCTGAGGATGTAATGATAAAAACTTTTGTAATACTTGGTTTTCTCTTTCTACAACTAGCATGCCATCTTCAAAAACAACAGGCTCTAAAATTGCATTTCCATCTTGGTCATCTTCAAATGGACTTTTTTGGTTTCTTGCATATCTTAAAGGCTTGTTTACGCCTTCATCTTCATCAAAATATAATAAAGGAGATCTTGCAGAATGTCGTGATGATAGCATATAGGATAATGGAGCTTTTCCATTAGTTAATCTGTATGCTCTAGTCTTAAGGGTAATGTTTTTTTTCATTATAATATAATTTAATTTGATTTATAAAAAATAAAGAGTACCTCCGCCCGAAGACGGAGATAAACTTTAAGGATATTCTTAGTTTTGGAATAAGAAGAAGTTGTTTGCACCTAAAGTACATACAGCTCTTTCTGATAGGAAATTTACTTCCATTGCATCCAAGTCAGAAGTTCTTGCTCCACCGGCAGAACCAGTAATCCAAGTTTTGTATCTTCTGTCTTCAGTTTCTGAAGCTCTATATCTAACATGTAAGAAAGGTCTTTTAGCGTTCTTACCTAAGATTTGGTCATAAACTGACGTTGAACCAGCAGGAACTAAAAGTCCGTTGATTGCACCAGCAATAAGTCCACCTCTCATAGTAGGATCGTTAAGATATTTCCAGTCAGACTTATAGAAGTCATAACCTCTTCTAAATCCTGTAAATCCAAGATTTAAAGCCATGTCTTTATCATTGTCAAAAAGACCATAAGATGTACCACCTGCTCCATAAGAGTTTTGTGCTGCTAACATATCGTCAATATCAAATGAAAATTGTCTATTTACAAAAATAACATTTTCTTCAATAGCTCCTTGCTTATCAAGTCTTTGGATAATATTATCAAATGCACCTAGATTTTGTGGGTTACCACCTCCAAATACATTACCTCTATTTCCAACTACATAGAAAATACCTTCAGAACCTGCTCCTGTTGGCGCTCCAGCTACAGCTGTACCGTTTCCAAGTGCTGCTGATGCTCCAGAACCTACTTCTGCAGGTACTGCTTCTAACATTGCAGTTTCTAAATAATCTTCAAAACGAAGTCTAGTATCGTGCTCAGACTTTAAATACCAAAGGTATCCGCTTACGCCATCTTCACCAGTTACTTCAACCCATCCAATTTGAGCCATATCTGATCCAGATACAGAGTATTTATCTTTTATAATAATTGGTTTATTTTCAAAGAAAATATCATCTGATTCGTTAGATCCAACCATTCCGTTAGTTCCTTTAGCAAATTCAGATCCATAAATAAAAATAGTACAAGGTGCATCGTCAGCCATTGCTTGTCCACCTGCTTCATAGTAAGCTATTACTACTGTTTGTGCGGCTGCTCCTGCTGTTGGGCCTGTTGTTACTACGCCTTTATTTGTAAGAGTACCACCTACGCCTTCCGAAGAAATCATAACTGTTTGTCCTACTCTTAATGCAGCTGAAGTAGATGCTCCAATTGCTGGATTAAAATTAGCATTTGGAATTGTCCATGTTGAACTATCGTTTCCAGCTCCAATTGCTACTGGAGTACATCCTGTGTACTTAGTATGTAATCTACCTTGTTCTGCCCATTTTATAAGGTCAGAGTTTGAAGGCATTTCAGCGCCAACCATTCTTAAGAATGACGCTATTGTTCTATTCCCGTATCTTTCGAATTCTTTTTCGTAAGTGTCAGGAAGGTATTGGTCTAAGAAATTAAAGTTTGTTATATAATTTGTACTTAGAGCTTGTTGTTGGGCACTTGGTTGTAAATCAAATCCCGGGGCTACGTTTACTGCCATAATTTTTTAATTTTTTTAATGTTTAACTTTTTTTAATGCTTCTAATTTTGAGTCCTCTTCCACTTTCAGTATTTCCAACAGGTTTTATTTTTATCCCATTTTTTGATACTGTTTGTGGCGTTTGTCTAATATCCATGTTAATGTTTTTAGATTTTCTACTAACATCATCTACAGCTTTTGACATACCTTGATCATAAAAGAATTGAGCAAATTTATCAGGATTCATAGCTACTGCTAATGAACGATGATATCCTTTTGGATCTTGCATCAAACCATCTTCGTTTAAAAATTTGCTAATAAAATTATTAACATCAGATTGAACATTTTTAAGTTCTTCAGCAGTTCCAGGCTTGAATGTAAAATCATTATCACCAACAGTAAAATCAAAACCTTTGAATTCGCTGTTAAAAACCTCATCGGTTTTATTTAAGAAATAATCATACTTTCTTTTACCCTCATCTTCTTGACTTTTAGATTTCTCTATGTAACTTTTGTAGGCAGTTAAATTTTCTTTTTGATCTTCCGATAACCCACCCCCACTTGACTCAAGAGGAGTTTTATATTTATCTTTTTGTTCATTTAAAAACTTTTTAGCTTTCGCAAGTTCTCGTTTTTTCGCTAATTTGATTTTCTTAATATCTTTTGGTTCATCTAAGTCTTCGTCAAAACTAAATTTATCCTCAATGATATCTTGAATATCTATTTCATCCAACCCGTCTTCAGTCGAACTATAATAATTAGCTAGTACAATGTCATCGTCCATTGTATTGAAATCTTTTTGTAAATTATAAAAGTCTTCAATACCACGCCCGGTTTCCTTTTTGTACTTAAAATACGCAGACACATCTTCAGGTAATTCCTCATTTGCCTCTTTTTCCGCAAACAATTCATCGACAGAATTAATGTCTTTGTTGTATCTATTTTTTATATATGAAAGAACGTCTGTGTCACTTAATTCCGGTAAGGGTAGTGACGCATCTAATTTCTCTTCTTCTTTTACTTCTTTATCTTTTGAAAAATCTACTTTGTTGTCTGTAACAACAGGAGTTTGATTCTCTTCAAATTTTTCTTCATGATCTTTTAGCAGCTGTTGTTCAACTTCTGCTTGGGATTTTTCTTCCAAAAAACCTAAGTCTCTTACTTTTATTTCCATTTAATTTAATTTTTAGTAAAGTTACACATTTAATATATACATTTTTAAGCCTATAAACTATCTAGGTTCAAATTCTGCTAAATCAAAACCATCTAAACTATCTTCGTTAGACTCAAAATTAATAGCTGGTAAATCTCTTTTTTTCTGCTCAATCATTTTTGAAGTTTGAGTAGATTGTTGGCTTATTCGTTGATCTTTTGCTTGCTCTTTATTTTGCTCTCTTTGATCTAACTGAGATTGCTCAACACCTTTTAATTGCATCTGGAAATTAAATTCCGTTTGCATTAATTTTTCTTTTAATTGAGCTTCCATTTGTAATTTTTGAACATCAAAATTCATCTCACTTTCTTTAATCTGTATTTTAGATTGAGTTTCCATTTGTGTTTTTTGAGCGTCAAGTTGAGCTTGCGCTTGCTGCGCCTGCATTTGCATTTGTGCTTGCATTTGTTGAGCTTGAGCTTGCTGCGCTTGTTCGGCTTCTTGTTTTTTCTTACGTTTTAATTTAAGAAGTTGATTAGCCATTTTAATATTATTTAATTCTCTAATATCTATAGCATCTTCTAAACTAATATTTTCTTTAGACAAAGCCATTTGAATGTTTTGTTCTAACATAGCTTGCTGCTCTTCGTCTGGAGCCATTTCAATAAATATTCCAAAATCGTGTAAATATAAATCTTTAATCTCCTTAATTATATTTAAATTATATTTCCCTATTTGCATAGCAAACTCATCAGCAAAGTCAGAGTATTCTAATATGTCAGCAGTTCTAATAGACAATGCTTCCGCAATTGTTCTTGTTATATATAAGCTACCTTGAAGAATATGTCTTGTTGCGGTATTAGAATTTAATGCAGCTAGTTTTTGAACACCAACTAAAGAATTAGGATCTGGCATTGAGCCGTCTCTTGCTTCGTTTAATCCAGTAACCTGTCTAATCATATCTAAATAATGATTATAGTTTGCAATTAACATTTGCATTTTACTAGCACCACTATTAGAAGTTAATTGAGTTATAGGAACTCTGGCATTATTATATTCACCGTCTTGAGTATAACTTCGACCAACAACACTACCTGTTTGAAAATACAAACGTAATGCGTCTTCAGGGTTATATGCATTTCCAGTTCCTAAATCTACTTCATTTAATCCATCTGCATCTATAAAGACACCATCTGGCACAACTCTTGATACTACTTGTTGTATTTTTAAATGAGTCATTTGAATTAAATCTGCAAATGGAATCATTCTTCTTACTAAAGACTCTAGCCCACCTTTATACATTCTAGGCGCACATGCTATGTAGTTAGGTAATGCAAACTGGTTTGAAGATTTAGGTCTAACCATATTTTCTGCTAACTCCCATTTTAAAACAATGTTAGTTCCCATTACCATTACACCATCATACCATACGTCTATCCTTTTTTCTATTCTTTCAAACTCACCCTCATCCATCTTTTCTTGTGGTGGATTAAACTGGTCATCTTTTTCAACCGTTTTAAAAGCACCTTCATTTATTTTTTTTCTTTTGTAAACAAAAGTATGTGTAGTTTTATAATTAAAATACATTAACGTAGCAGTATCTCTATAAAACAAACTGTTTTGATAAAATTGAGCATTATTAAAATAATTATACCACGATTGACTGTATTTTGAAATCTCCTCTAAATCATCATTAGTAAGTGAAGGGTCAATTTTAATAAGCTCTGTTATTGGAACTGTTTTAATTTCTCCCCAATAAAAACAATCTTTAAAGTAAGGGTCTTCTGTGTAGCTATAAACAACATTAGCAGGATCTACATAATCTACTTTTACTCCTTGACCAGGTAAAAATTCGTGTTTTGTAACACCCATACCTAGTGTGGTAATATCATAATCTACACGACTACGAGTATCATTATAATGATTTTCTGCTAAAAGAGTATTAATAGCTTCTTCTTCTGCAATCTCAATCGCAGGTTTGTACTTCATTTGCATATACAGCTCCAACTCATCGTTGGATTCTGGCAATTCATTTTCAGGAGTTTGAAATAATTCCATCCCAAAATCTTGTTCAGCTTGAAGTATCATATCTTTTGATATCATATCCTTCTCAACCATTTCTTGAAATTCATTTCTTTTCTCCGCTGACATTGCGTCTTCTGCGTAAGCTTTAACTTTAAAAAGTCTGTCAGACATGCCGTTTACAACAATGTCAACAAATTTTGGTATAATAGGAATAGGAGTCCAATCTAAATTTAAGTAACTTAAGTCTCCATCTATTGCTAATTCATTTTTGTATTTTGCTACAGATTGTTCACCTCTAGCATAAAGACGTAGACGCATAAACTCACCCCATTGATTATAAAATCTACAACTACCAGCGTCTCTTCTAAACCATTCGTATTGAATAGCTTGACCTATTCTAAGGCCATATTCTAATGTACTTTTTGTTGAATCTGAAGCAAATTGATCTGGAAATGCAGCAGTCTGTATATCTATAGTTACTTCTTTCATTTATTAAGTAATTGACTTACTGAATTTTTATTATTATATCTTGCAAAGTTAATGCTTATTTTTGATTTTTTTTCTACCGGAGTATAGAGGTGTTTTTGATTTGCCATAATTGCCAGACCTGAACTAATAGAAGCATCAAATTTTGTTCTGTTAGATATATCGAACTTTGCCCAATCTTCTAAAGTTTTGCGAAAATACATATTTCCCATATCGTCTTTATCTCTATAAGTCCCTTCTAAATCCAAACCTACATGTTTTTCAATATACGACTCAATAGCAGAGGCGTGTGATTGTTTTACATCTTCAGAGGTGTTAGGAATTCCTCCTAACTCTCTTTCAGTCTTAGATAATTTATTATAAACCTTATCAGGTCTATTTAAACAAAACCCCCTGTATCCTCTATTTTTAAAATGATACAATAAACGAGGTTTATTATTCTCACATAATATTGGCATGCCATAAAACACACAAGCCATTAACACTTCTTCAAAAAATATTTCAGCCGTTTGAGGTCTAGCAATATATTCTAAAAAGAATTCATTACTTGGCGCATCATCCATGTTGAATTTGGTTAACCCATGTAAAGCTCCGTTAGAACCTTTCCCAACAACCACGCCTGAAATATCATAAGAGTCGCACCCAAATGTTCCTATGTGTTCGTTGCCTGGATATTTTTTACCAGCCCTAACAATCACATTGTTTTGAAGTGCGGCTTTAGGAGTGTAAGTTACAAAAAATCTTCCTCTTTTATTTGGAGACCATATTACACTAGAATCTTGTATCCCATCTTTCCAATAAAAAGATCCTTGAGTTACATGATGGTGTATATTTAAAGAATCGTTATAGTCAATTTGCTGATATATTTTAGTAAGATTAAATAATGATTGTTTACTCTCATCTCTAAATGCATGCGATTCTGTTCTAGGAAACTGCCTATAAAATTCATTTAACGCATCAGGATCTGAAGTTAAAGAGTCTACTTCATTTCTCCAATAATCTACAGCACCTTGTTTTATTAGCTCACCATCAATGCCTATTATTTTATCTTCAGAATTATTAAAAACAGGCATACCATAACGGTCAATAAACCCCTCCATATTCCACTCCATAGGAATAAACAAATTATATAACCCACTTTTAGTTTGGCCATTTTGATTTCTTTTTAAACAATCTGAAGCTTCAAATAAATCTTTAAAATTTCTACCCCCTTTGTCTAATGCATTTGATGTTGATCCCATCATACATTTACCTATTATTCTACTTCCTAAACGTAAACAAGTTTTGGTAACCCTCCAGTTATTTAATATGTTTTCCGGGCGTTCCCATTTACCACTTTCATCATGCAAAAGCAGTTGTAATTTTTCTCCATCATAACTGTTGTCAGATGTATTCTTCCAGTCAATAGTAGTGTCTAATCCTTCTAAATCATTTTCACTAACAGTATACATGTTTTTCTTGGTTATTTTAGAGGCCGGAACACGATAAGCTAATTCAGTTTTAGGTTTATCCATACCATCTTGTATGGGTTTAAAAAAGAAAGGGTAATTGTTAGATATAGGAACTATCTTATCAGTAAACATTTTTTTAGCATCCGCTCCTGTTTTAGATAGTATACCAACTCTAGAATCTTTAGTAATGGTCGCAGTATTCACACCCTCGCACGAGCTCATAAATGAAAACCCCGAACGTCTTATTTTTAAATAACACATTCCAAAACTTCGTTTGTCAGCCTTACACGCTTCCCAAAAAATGTAAAATAATCTATTAGCTTCTCTAAAGTCAGGATGACCAACATCAATCTTAGTCCATTGTAAATACATGTAATGTGTTCCTGTGATGTAAGTAGGAACACTATTATTTATAAACCAAAAACCTTCTTCTCTTCTATCAAACTCTTGTTCAATATAATCAACCCATTTATTTTTAAATTGTATAGGAGCTTCATGCCATTGAAATATTGATTGAATTCTTTTTAAATCTTTGTGAACTTCAGTTGCTTTCCAATATTGCTCTTTTTTGCTTTTAGAACGCTTGTAGACTTTGGATGGTGGCTTAGGTAAAGCAATCTTTAATCCATTAATGTTTATTATATCTTGAATCTGTCCTGATTTAGATATAACTACAAAATCATATTTTTCATTGTAGCCATATTGCCATGTTTTTGATTTGTTTTTGGTAGACAAAACATTAGCAGGCACTGCTTTAAGAACAGGGCTAAATAAATTATTTTGATCTTGATTCTGCAAATCCTTTTGGGGTATTATTTTTATTTACATCAACGCCATTTAATAATTGTTTTTCGTCTTCAATTCTTTTTAGTATTTCAAACGCATCAAAAATAGCTAGTTTTTTAGTTGCAGCTGCATTCTTTAATCTGTCAGCAGCTAATTCATCATCCTTATCGTATTTAATAATATCCTCTTTAGCTACTTTTATTAATTGCAATACCGCTTTTTCTCCTGCATTAATTATCTGTTCTTTTATTTCATTTATATTCATTAGGTAATTTACTATGGTGTCTGTAATTTACTAAAATTTCTTCATTTATTTTAATATCTTTTGTAGCAATTAAAATTACATCACTTTTGTTGAATTGAATAAACTCTGAATTGTTTAAAGAAGAATGATTTGTATACCTACCAATTAATGACCTTTTTTTATTTTTAACGCCATATCCCATAAAATCATTTTTAAAAAATTTAATTTTAGCAAACATACCTTGTTTGTGAATTTGAGATGGCGCTTTATAATATAATTCACTAGGTTCGTCAATTACTTCACCTGCTATTTTATCAAACTCCTTACTGTTAATCATACGATTAACGTCTTCTTCGTTTAAACCATATTCATTTAGCATATTAAAATAATCGTCTTGACTTATGTTTTCTATACTCATAACTTTTTTAAAAAAGTAACTTGGATTAATCTAGAACTATCTTGGTTCCCAAAATTTTCATATATATTCCTTGAATGATTTAAATACGACTCAAACACAACCATCCTATTATAATCTGCTTTTAAAACACAAATAGGTTTTAAGTCGTTATTATAAATGGTAGTTCCATCACCAAAACAAACCTCTTTATTTAAATAAGTTATAACGGTTAATTCGCCCATCATTTCATCTGAATGAATAAAATTAGGCTCTGTTTGATCTTGTGGTGATTGTCTAACGAAATTTAATGCTGCATAATGTCCTGGAAATTTATCCCATAAAAAATCAATTATATCATCTCTACCTTTTTGTTTTACCGATCTAAAAAGATCTTCACCTATTTGCACATCTTCAAAACCATTTAATAATACTTCCTTTACATAAGAATCAGGATCTTCTAAAACATTATCATATACATATATGTTCATAATATCATTGTAATATTATCCGTAAACATTCTGTAGAGTTTTTCTCCATCTACATAAAACTCATATTCACTGTCTGGAGTAAAAGAAATCTCATCCCCTTCTTTTACGCCTAAACATTCCAACTCTTTATTAGAGTACCTTAAAATGCCATACAAAGGCTCTTCAGTAGTTAATTTGTTTAAATAAAAATCTTTAACAGGAATAGGTTTAACAAAACAATATTTAGAATAAGCATTCCATTTATTGTTTTTGTAATATAAAAAAAACTGTTCAGCATCAATAAAAAACATGTCATCTTTAAAAAAGCTTTTACCACTTTTTTCTCTTCCTTTCATATCATTATAATACTTGAAAACATTATGATGAACTAGCAAGACATTCCCAACTTCAATGTCTCCAGTATAATTTATTGGTAAAGCTATAACTTCCGCAAATCTATTTGAAGACTTATAATCTTCTTTCGAAACACTAGTTACAATATCAAGTCCACCTATTTTTTTTATATTATCATAACGCCTACCTTTTATAGGCTTTACAATAAAATAAAAAGGAGACTTCATTAAAAGTTTATATTATACTCTAACGAGATTGGCATAGTAAGCTTAAACTCTTTCCACAACAAAATTTCTTTATCTTTTATAATCCAAATTTTATAAGAAGAATTCTCTTGCTGTATTAAATGAATAACATAAGCACCCCCTAGAACAGGTTGTCCAGTTATGTAATGCATAGCGCCAGACTTGTAGTCTGCACCTATAGAGATTTTTCTTATATCCATTTAGTTAAAATGAAGTTGCTAATTTTAATTTTCTGTATGTAATATTTACATACAAAATACCATTACCTGTATTTCCTGCAGATGGCCCAGCTATTGCTTGTAAAACTATTCCTGTGTTTGATGGAATAAATTCAGCTGGTGATGGATCGTTTTTATATACTTTTTGAGTTGTAGAGTTTAATAAAGTATTAGGTATTGGCTCAGTAATACTACCTTGTACAATATTAACGCTTCCAGGGAAATCAAAAACAATATTACCCGGATTCATAAAACTTACAATTTCACTAACAACATAAACAAAGCCATCTCCAGGAGCTGGCAACAATGTAAATGATTGAGTGCCTAAAGCTTTTAAGTAAATAGAACTTACAGCTATTGTTGTTGAAACACTACTCAGTCCAAATAAAGTCTGTAATTCTTCTATCGTACATGTTTTTGTAGATAAATTGTTTTCAGCATCTGTTAAAACAAAATAATCTGACACCGTTGGTGTTATATTAGGGTACGCAGTAGTATTACTTATTCTAGACATATATAATTTATTTTACTTCTTCAACAACCGCATCTTCTATAGCTTCAGGTTTTTTAGTGACAATACCAGTTGCTAAATCAATAACAGCATCTTGTCCATATTTCTCCGCTAATTTTTTTTCTTCAATACCAAAAGAACCTCTTAAATCTTCTAGATTTTTTAAACTCTGTTGCTGTCTTAATACATTGTCAGCAATTTCTAATTTACCTTTAGTAAAGTCTTGGTTAAGTTCTTGAATTCTTTTTAATTCGTCTTCAGTTAATTTAATTTCACTCATTTTAATTTATTTAATGTTAATTTTATTTATGTAAATATAGTAAATATATTACTATTCTTCAGGCAGTTCTGGAGGATCTGGAATATCCCATGTAAAGTATAAGTCTTCATCTATAGGATTCTTTTCTAAGTTTATTTTTTTAGACAAACTTAATTCCATTTCACTAACAGGCAACCCTGCTTTTAACCAACCAACCACATAAGTTTCAAACGCATCTGTATTAGCATACGGTATGAATTGTGAGGACGGATCATACTTTAGAGAGTATGCTCCTATTTCACTAGCGGTATATTGTGGATAAACGTCGTCTTGAGCGGTATACGTCCAGTGTACTGTGTAGATTACGTTTTGATTCCCATCTTCTTCGATACGGGCGTTCATTTGATTTATTGTCCATTTATAAAAATTTGCCATAGTTTAATATTTTTACAAATATAATAATTTTATAATTATAATTTGTTTTAAGTTACTGCCCAATAAGTTACTGTACCTATTGTTTTATAGGTAGTTCCTGCAAAAGATCCATTATATTTATTTATACCTATTTGATTTGTTGCGACGTAATGATATATTGTTAATGATTGACCTAATGCTTTTATGTGACCATAACCTGCAACTGTATTTGTTTGAGAAATAGCTATTGGTAAATTGGTTATTATAACAGTCCCTGATGATGTACCTAAATCACTTATTGTAAATTCAAAAGATACAGTAACTACATTACCAATTTGTTGGTAAAAACCACTTGATGTATAAGTAGGAAAACCACCACCGCCACTTGATGTTACACTTGGTGTCCATGTCGCACCGTTACCCGCTTGATATCCAACAAACTTTTTTAACACAGATGAGCTTCCAGTACCGCCTAAATATACACCATCACCTATATAAACGTTTTTCCATCGAAAATTAGGACTACCAAGATTATTTGTATCGTCTGACCTAGTAGAGCCTAATGCAGTAGGTTCAATAGTTAAACCATTAAACATAATTCCACCACCTGCACCACCTTGATAGCCAATATAAGGCACACCATTATAAGTTCCTACTGAACCAACTAAAGCATCACTTCTACCCCATCTTATTTTGTCGCCATCTGATGTATTATTTACATATAATTGAGAAGTTGGCGAATTCGTCCCGATCCCGACGTTAGTATTGAATATATTAAAAACATTTTCAGCTTGTAAAACAGTGGAGCTATCAGCACCTGGATCAGTTTGACCAATAGTGTTTTGACTAGTCCAATCCCCACCCCACTTGTTTATTGCATAAATACTACCATTAGCATAAGCTGGTACATTCATGTATATTTCAAAAGAACTACCACCTACGGTTGGTGTACCACTAGAATCAGTATTAATCAATTTAAAAGCTGGCGAAGCAACGTTTTTTCCCGTGTTTTCAACCCAAGTATTAAATCTAGCCCCAGATCCACCTCCGTTAGAAGTTTTCATAAATAACTTACAATTATAATCTTGATTATTACTAGCGTTGTAACCAGTATGACCAAAAAAAGTAAGGCAAAAAGTATAACCACCTTGTCCAAAATTTGATAAAGTACCTAATTTAACCCATTGTGAAGTCCCTGCGTTTGCAGCATCAACATTATACCATTTCTGTAAAGTTGCATTATTAAATTGTTCTCTTGTTTGATAAGCTATTTTGCCATTAGGTGAGGTTCCTAAATTAATTAATAAATCATACTCTAAACCAGAGTTTTGTTTATTATTTATATTGACATAACCCTCACTTGTAATCCTCATTTTTTCTGTAGGTGCACCTGCATTTGATGTACTAAAATATAAATCACCTGTTCTATTCCCTGCGCTTGTAGTCACTCCAGATATATTAGCAAAAGTAACATTAGTCCCGCCATTATTAGAACTCCATCTAACAGGAAAACCCGCATTAATATTTGAACTTGGGTCATGCATTCTTAAATAACCACTTTTAATTTCTAATTTATCAGCGGGCGAATCCGTCCCGATTCCAAAATTACCGCCATTATCCATTACAACATCTTTGTTGGTCTTAAATCTTAACTGATAATTATTATTTGCACCCATATATATTTCATCACTAGCGCCTGCTCTTAAATAACAAGCATTTGTACCAGCATCTAAAATCTCAAAGAAACTATCTCCATCAGTATTAAATTTTGTTGATGGACCATTAAAAGTTACATTTCCTCCAAAAGATGCTCCTGAATCTACTGCGAAAACACCACCACCACTTGAGTTTTCACTTATTCTCAAATTTTCTCCATTTCCATATATATCCCATCGCCCTGTTCCACTAGCTCCATACATTCTTACATAATCGCCACTTGAAGAACTTAAAGCAATAACTTGAGCCGCAAAAGTTGCATTGCTAGATGTGTCAAATTCAAGAGCCGTGTTGAGACCGGTATTTTGAATATAAAGATGATTACTGCTGTTTAGACCTATATCCCACTTGCTAATATTATTATTTGTTCTAAAACGCATAACACCATAACCATCTGTAAAAGCATCAACATTAAAAGCTACACCACCCGTAGGGGCATTAAATGTACCAATACCATTTACAGTCAAAGCACCAGACAATGTTAAATCTCCCGTTATATTTTCGCTACTTAATATTCTTATTGCCATTACAGTATTTGTTTTTTAAGTTTATCT